TCAAAAGATTCATCAGTTTTAACAACTGGAGTTCTTTTGGTTCCTAAAACAGTATCAAGACGAGTCTTCAATTGATCATAAGACTTGAAGTTTTCTGGACTTACAAACTCCTTAAGAGAATTACACTTCTTCCAAAGTTCTTCAAGATCCTCATCCTCAAACCCACCTAGAACAGATGGCGTCTCAAATTCAGACTTGTCATAGTTTGGATAACCATCTGCCATGCGAACTTTAAGTTTGAAGTTAGCACCAGTCCAAAGATCAAATGCATCAATAGGAGATTCATCCTCAAATTCAGGTTTTAGGGCACTTGAGATCTTCTCAAAGATTTTCTTACCGTATTTAAATATGAACACCTTTCCCTCATTCTCAGGATGAGCAGGATCCTTTACAACGTAAATATTTGAAAAATATGTCAATTTACGTTTACGACTACGAACAACTTCTTGATCAGATTTATTTCCTGTTGCCCATAGTTGTGTGTTAAGTTCTCCTAGAGGATCTTTACCCCCAAGAGTTGTCAGAGAGTTTTCAATATACCATCCTCCAGGCCCTTGAAATGCATGACTCCAAACTTGCACGTAAGGATCATCTTCACCTTGGGGGGAAGGAAGAAAGCGAATTACTGCATAACCATTACCAGATTTATCGCGTTCAATCTTCCAAAAGCGATCATCCCCCATTGAACTGGTCTTGTTCATTTTTTCAACTTCTTTGACCAGTTTGGCAGTAAGATTGCCTAGACGAGATTGCTTTTTAAGTTCAGCAAAAGACATGTGTTCTCCGTATACGATGTGTACGATGTGTTTACTTGTTTATTCTAACAGGTTACTGCTCAGGTGTCAAGACCTGATCACGAATTATTTTTTTGTATTCACCTGTCGAAATATTTAGAAAAGGTGAATATTTTTGAATTTTAAGACTGACTGATTCCCATACTGGGTCTAACAGTTTGCTATCAAACGTGTTCCCGAACAGGAATATTCTATGGTATATGACCAGTGTTTCGATACTAATTTTCCCACTCAGGAAATTTTTAAGTATGATAGGATGAGATCCATTCTTACACTCAAAAATTGCATCTAAAGAATTTTCAGAAAATAATTCTTCAGTTTCATTTTTAAATATGTAAGTTAAACTTTGATTTCTTTTTTTCCAATTAGTATAATTTGTTTCCCCCGAATGTATAATTTCTCCAATCCACAATCGTTGAGGATCAGAGCATTCGATAAAGTTAGAAACAAGATATTGCAATATCTCATTATCATTTTTGTGTCTAGAAGTTTTTTCAAAAAAGTACTTATCCTTTCTTTTATTAAAGGACTTTATTGTAGTTCTAGTCTTTCCACTATATTTAAAATAATCATATGATTTTTTTGTAAAATGATTTTTGAGAGATAAGTAACAACAATACACCTCAAACGGTGTCATATTGGTAGTTTAGCTTTAGTAGTTTTTTTCAAATAATTCAATGTAATTGCTTCACACCTAATTCTTTCTTTTAATGGTTTAGAAATCAACTTTGAAACAGTATCTATTTCAATACTATTTTCTTTGCAATAATGAACTATAGATTCAATGTAACTTAATCTACTCGACTCTACAAGAGTTTCAATCTCCGAAGAAAATTTTGCTTGACTCATAAATTTATCCTTTAAAGCACTTTCAATTTCATTTTCCATAAACTTTTAACTTATCAGAGACAAATTCCTTAATGTATCCGGTTAATAGTTTAATATAATACATTTTATCTCTTTTGTCAAATATTTTAACAGATCCAGCAGGAGTTACCATAATCGTAATCAATTTCTTAACTGGAATTCCAGTTAATTCAAAGTACATACATGCATATGCAACTTCCTGAACAAAGTATTGTTCAATCCATTCTTCTCTTTTAATTTTAGTAGAAGTTTTGAAATCAATAACAGCAAGTTCACCATCATACTCAGCAATACAATCTACTCGTCCAGCAATGCCAAGAACTTCACTAAACATTGATCTTTCAATTGCATGAACTAAACCAATCTTATCTAGATAAGGCTTAACAGCATCAAACATAAACATAGACTGTTCATCATAACTTTCTTTCAACTTATTTTCTAAGTAATCCTGACATACTTCATGAAATTTTGTTCCACGAGTGGTTGCAAGTTTACAAATTTTGTTTGCTTCTTCCTCACCAACTCGTTCACGCCATCCAATAAAGAATTCTCTATTTTTATGAGATGTGACTGAAGTTATTGATGGGAAAGAATCGCCAGATGGTGTCGTATAGAAACGAGTTCCTTCTATTTCTCTTGATTTTAGGTCAATATCACCTAAATGATTTACATGATTAAACATTAGTACCCAAGATTTATTTTATTTACAAGATAAGATTTGACTAATCCAGAACGAACAATATCATTTACACCGAATTCAATACTTTCAAATTCAGGCATTGCTTGAAGAATTTTCATGAAGTCATGAATACCACCTCGTTCATGTGTTTTAATTAAATCACTTTGCATGACATCACCACAAAACATAATCTTACAATCTTCACCAATTCTTGTAATAATAGAATCTAATTCATGGAAATTTAAATTCTGACATTCATCAACAAGAATAATTGATCGGTTAAAAGTTGTACCACGAAGAAAAGAAGTTGACCAAAAACTTATAGTCTCTTGCGATTTAAGATTAGAATACAACATTTCAAAAGAAGGATCATCTGGCATCTGGAACATATATTTTACCATATTTTTGTATGGTATTTGATAAAGTGCTGCCTTATCATCATGATCCCCAGGAAGAAAACCAATTTCTCTAGTAGCAACAAGAGACCTTACGATATAAATTTTTTCATAAGGAGTTATTTCATCTAGAACTTCTTTTAAAGCATTATACAATGTAATAAAAGTTTTACCAGTTCCTGCTGCACCATAAGCAAAAATCATTTTTCCATTTTCATATGCATCAAATAATAATTTTTGATTTTCAGTTAAAGGTTTAACATCAATAAGAAAATCTAAATTAATTGGTTTTTTTCTTCTCATTTGTTTACCACTCATACCAATTCCAACTGGTCCAGAATCCTTTTTTCTTCTTGTCGTCATAGAAATTTATAAAGTTTTTACGTTTGATCCAGGCATTTTTTTAGCACGATGTAAAACATCATTCCATCCTGGGTGTGATTTCTTTAATTTGTTATGCCAATCTCCAACTTCTCCAATAGAAGCACAACCCTGACTCCAATCTTTATCCCAAGTGGGATTTTCTTTTCTCCACTCCTCATAGTTTGATATTGTCATATCAAGTTCTTTAATCTCACCAGTTTCTTTATTAATAACAGGATATTTGGGCAATTGTAATCTCCTTTTCTACAAAATATTTAGGGAATAATAATCGATGGGGCATCAAGGCATTTTGGACAATCATCATTTGCCACCCACCCTAATGCTTCTGATACAACAGGAAACTGACAGATGAAAATACAACGAACTGCTTCTGCGATATCCATGTGTTCTTTTTGAGTTCCATTTTCACTACGCAAGTTGATGTAATGTATCCAAGACCGTACTGAACCCGTCATGTAGAGGCGTGTAGGGGTCGCTAAGGGCAATACAAAACGAGCACACTCTTTAGCAACACCTTGAGATATGAGATGATTATATACTTCTTGAGCATCAAGAAACAATTCCCTAATCATTTTGTTCATTTTAAACAAATCTTCTTCATCAAGATCATCAATAGAGTTCTGACGATTCTTTGTATCCTGACGACGAAGTTCTGGAAGTGGGATTTCTTCTGAAAGAAGATTTGTGTCAGCATAACGCTGTGAAAATTCCTGATATGTAAAAGATCTATGTCTCAAAATTTGAGCCGCCAAACCACGAGTGGTATTAATCTCAAGAGTCATATGCGCCTGTTCAAAAACAGACCAATGATTATGCTGAATACAGTAAGCAAGTAACTTAGAATAGTTTTCTGAATTTTGATTTTCAGGATTAGACACTCTGGCAACATATGCCATTGTCTTTTCGGCATCAGGTGTCACTGTAATTAATTTAACTTGTGTATTCATACTTAGTAATTTTGGGCAAAAGAAAATCCCTGGTCTTATTATAGACCAGGGACTAAGATTTGTCAATCATCTTTTATTAAGATACTATCAGACCTTTGTCACATTTCCTACGTTTCCAGGTTCACCACTAAAAGTGGATTTTACTACATCTCCAGCAGTTTTTGCTACTTTTTTTGCTCCATTACGAAGAAGTTTAAAATCATTAGAATCAATTTTACCATTTTTATTGGCATCAATTCTTTCTTGATTACCAGGAAGATCATTCTTCTCTGATATGTAACCTTGACTAACTAGATATCTTGTAATTACAGTTTCTTCTTTTTTAAGAGTTTGACTTAATAATGAAGGGTTACTAAAAGCAACTTTAGTTTTAGTTGCTTGAGTCATTTCCGGTTTTGGTTTTGCACCAATTGAAGCATTAGGATTGTCCAATAAATTTTGATTTCCAGAACCTTTTCCCAAATCTGTTGCAAGAGTTGGACTTTGAACTGAAGGAGTCATAGGCATTCTATCTTTTATATCCTTCATCAAAGGATTATCAGTTTGAGAAGTTCCTCTGGTGCGATCTCTTTCTGCTTGGGCAGCTGCAAGTTTTGGATTAGCAAGCGCAAAAGTTGATCTTCCTGTTTCTTCTGCACCTTTAACATCACCAGACTTTACTTGTGATTGATAATTACTTAAACCACCTTTAATCTTATTTGCTGTTGATGTTGTTACAGGAGATGCATTTGTAGGAATTGGTCTCTGTGGTTTTGGTTGAAGAATCGGAGCACTGACAGGAGCAACAGATCCAGATGAAGATGGTGGTGGTAAAATTGGTGCTGTAGGCGATGTATTTTTTACATAACGCTCTTTATCTTCAGCACTAAATGGAGTGGGTGTAAATTTACCAGTTACTTTATCAAGTTTACCCTCCACACCATCTTTTTTTGAAAGAACTGTTTCTTCTCTAAACTCTTTATATGGTTCTGTCCAGGGATTACTCATTTTATTTTTTGTTTATTGTTATTATTTATTTGGATTTTGGTTTTACTACAGGAGCAGTTCCATATCCAGGAAGATTTTGTGCTGTTGCTGATTTGGTAGTGATACCCAATCCTTTATTGTATGTTTGAGTATTTTTCAATGCTGTTCGGTATTCAGTTTTTGCTGCTGCTTGATCCCTTTCTCTCTGACCACCAAAATTTAAACCCCGTTGAAGATTTCTCCAGGCACCACCAGGAGAAGCACTAGAATCTCTAGACGCAGTAGATGGTCTAGCAAGATAAGTTGCTTTACCACCTCTATATGCAAGATCTCCTACACGCTGTTGCCCTGTTGTAGGATCACGGACTAGTTGTGTTGATGCAAGTTTAACAGTTTTATCTTTAGTAGTTAAAGTACCTGCTTTAGTATCAACTTTTGTTGAACCACCAAGTCCTGTTAATGCAGAACCTTTGGTAGCACCATAAACATTTGATGCCGCCATTCCAGATCTTGCTTTTCGTACACCATAATTCTGAACTTTTTTTTCTAATTCTTTATCACTGTCATTACCTTCTATTTTTTTAAGAACATCACTAACTGCTGTTCTACCTCCATAATAACCGAGAGTACCAGCGATAAGAGATCCGCCAATTTGAGCCAGTGGGTTTTTAGGAAGAACTCTTGATGCTAATGTTGCTGCGGTAGTTGCTCCTGCTACACCCCCACCTGCTTCAGCCGCAGATTTTGGAATAGCAGTTCTCAATCTCTCACCCTTTGCTTGACGTTCTTGTGTTCCTGTATAAGTATCATATGCTGCGCCTGCAACGTTAAGAGCAGGCATAACCAATCCTCCCAATTGTCTGATTGGTGTTGGAATTTTAGATACGTTTGGTTGACCAGGAATTACTTGGTTAGAACCACCAGCGCGAGTTCCTGGTCCTGCTTTTTTTGGAACCTCTGGTGTT